CAACACCTGCTCGTTGCTGATGTTATTGACCTCACCCAAACCCGTATGTACAATGTGGAATACAAGGGGCAGCGTCTGTACTTGCGCATCATCGAGATCGATTGATGTCGCACGCAACCCCATTGTCTGTACCACAGGGAGGCTCAAGCACTCTGCCTGTGAGTAGACGGTGTTAAACAAAATAAAGACCAGTGAGAGAAGCAGGGTTCTTTTCATTCAATGTGATTTTTTAGACTGAGGCAATTGTGATTTCTGCCGAATAAATAAAGACTGTCGTGGCTCCAGGCGTCACCTTGATGGCTAACGCATTTGTAGCTGAGGAAGTCATGTCAGTGATGTTAATGGTACTATTGGTGTCGCCTGTTGTTGAGTTGGTCGTCGCGCCCGTGGCGATAGCGTAGTGCAGCACCTCTACCCCATTGGTTACCGTGCTGCTGGCGTTCACTTTTACGTGGGTGGCTTTGTAGCCTGTGGGTATCTCGTTGAACGCGAACATACTGCCTGTGGCAGTGTGAATTTGAGCGCCCAGCGTGTTCACCGTGTCGTCCTCGATTCTAATCTGCACGTTAGTCCTGCCCACATCGTTGCCCGTCCACTCGGTAGGTAGGACTTTGATGAGCGTGGTACTACCATGCCATCCTCCTCCGCCTCCCGAGGCTGTGGCAAAGGACAAGCCACCGCTCCCATCGGTTTGCAGGAACTGACCCGCGCTTCCATCGGCTACCTCATCCATCTGTCCGCTGCTGTCAATGAGCAGAACGCGGTCGCCTGTTACTCCTGTTCTATTGGCAGTGCCTCCAGACGAGCTGGCGAAGAAATTGCCTACGTCCTCGCCATCGATATCCACCAAGGCGCTCACCGTGATTTGGGTAATGCCTGTCGAGTCGCTGGTAAGGAAGCCCATTTTTTGCCTTCCATCATCTACATCGAATTCACCATTCGTGGTGGTGAGGCCTGTGATTTTAGTCGACGGTCCTGAGCCTGTGGTGGTAACTCGGTCTGTGACGTTTTTAGACGCGGTAACCTTACCTGCCTCTGTGTCTAAGTTGTAGACGATAGTGTTGCCCGTGTTAAAGCCAATCTTATCTAACTTCGATTGCTCCGTGGCCGTCTTAAATGTCCTACCCACATCCTCTGTGACCTGATCAGTGGACAAAACTGTTACGTTGTCTTCAATCGTGAAACCTGTCACGCCACCTGAATCAGATTGTATAAGGTTTGTTTTTGTTAGAGCATTACTCGCATTTGTACTAGCCGTGTTTGCTACTTGGGCAGTCGGGATAATAAGAGCTTGCTCTGTTGATGAGACAAAAGTCTTATTGGGAGTGACTTCAATGCTGTCTACGTCGAGGACGCCAGCGTCAATGGAAATTGATGTAATCACTCCCGACGTAACAGTAATCGTGTCTGTTACCTCTCTGGAAGCGGCCACTTCGGTTACGGCATTAACGGCGCTAGCAAAATTACTTATCGTGTTAGCAGTCTGCGTGCCCTGGTGGTTAGTTCTGTTTTTGAGGAAATCGTTAGACTGATTAGCCGTCGCATTCTGCTCGATTCCGGTAAGCTTGGTTTGCTCAGTGGCTGTAAAAACCTTGTTTGTCGTGCCGTCTGAAATCTTGTCAGCGTCAAACACCGTCGCTCCAGTCTTAACTCCGATAACCGTGACATCACCAGTCTCATCATCAACAGTGATGGCGTCCGTGACGAACTTGGATTGGAAAACAGGCTTCGTCAGGTCTACGCCCGTACCCAAACCCACTATACCGCCCGGGCCCTTTACCGGCCTAGGCACGAACACAGGACCAATAGACGATATATCACGAGCCTGCCCGACCTTCAGGAACTCACCACTCACGCCCTCATTCATAACCCATGAGTAAGAAAGCGGCATCAAGTACTCATCGATATCCTTGTCGTCTATCAGCCCATTGGTCTCCATGACCACAAAAGGGTTGATTAGTGCTCCAAAACCACTGCTACTTCCCGTGTTCTTAGGGATCAGTGTCATATTGTACTTTACCCTACTCTCGCCAAAGAGCTGCAAGAAAGCTTCCGCAACATACCCGTGAAGGGAGTCGTACAGGGTGCTAGGCATCGTGGAAAGATCGTGGCCCCTGTGACCAAACCACCTGACCTTTTCGTCGTAAACCGACGGGCTCGCGAAGCTACCGCTAGCGTCAGCAGTCTTTCTTTTAACCCATAGCGTTCCGTTTAGGTGGGGTTGCACAAAAGCCTTCCTAGACCCAAGCCTAGACGAGCCCATGTTGTGTATCTCATAGCCATCGCCACCCGCCATCTTCGTGGTGAAGTCACTACTCTCGCTGCCGTCACCTATAGCCACCCTTAGCCCAGTAAAGTGTATGTAGGAGGGGCTTTTCTCCTTATCCGAACTGATTTGACTTCCCCCGCTACCGTCTGCATAAGCACTGTGCCAAGTAGGTTGTTCCCCAAGCCAGGTACCAGTAGCGTTTCCGTTACCCCTAGGTCCACGGTTAGAGTCCCACTGAGCGACACCCATTTCGAAATAAAACTCCTCGAAGGACAGGGTGGCGTCACCTGCTCCGTAAGGCAACTCAAAAGATTCGTCTATCCTGAAGTATTGATTATAGGTGCCTTCGCCCTCGCCCGAAAACTTTAGTATAACCCCTGCGCCATCATTCTCACCGTTAATCTTCGTTCCTATAGGTGCATAAGAAACCTGCCCATCATACTCCTGAGTCAAAGTATGAAGCGTAGCACCATATCCCTCCCCGCTATTTTCACTATCCCCATGAGGGACTATGATTTCAAACCAGCTATCAGCGTAAGCGGTGGGGCTAGTGCTAGGAACCCAATCTACGTCGTTATAGAGCTTTCTAAAGAATTTTTTATCACCAAGTGATGTAAAAGGCCAGAGTTGCATGTCTATGTTGATGAAGTCCGGGGTTCCGCCTGTGAGGGCGTGAGTATGAACCGTCCTGCTCAAGCGATAGTACGTTCCGTTGGTGGCCTTAAACTGAATCCTCAACCTGACAACAACAACAGACCCTATGTGTGAGGAGTTGTTAATGAAAGCCCCGAGTTTAGATCGAGAAGGCAGCATAACCTGACCTCCGAACGTGAGCTGCATAACCTCACCACTAGGAACCTCTAGCTCATCCAAAGTCCTAGCGGGGAAACCAAGATACCCTGTTCTATTTGCAGGATACGTGTAAAAAGGGGTCGAAACAGCCGGGTCGTTTCTGTTATCATAGTCAAAATCATACCACAGATCTTGCCTCATTCCATCCGGAGGGAAAAAGTTTGTACCCCCAAAGCTTGCGCTATGAAGCTGCTGGTACTGGTAAGCATCAGAGTAATCTAAGTGAGAGATATTGCTGTCCAGGAAGTATCCATCAGCAGCGAGATAATCGCTGCCACCCTCCTCATGTGTTAGATTAGCCTGAGCAATAGGAAGAGTCCGACCCATCGTAGCTCCCGCCTTGACCTCATAAAAATTTTGGCTATTAAGAAGCTTGGTGTCACTGTTGTATTCGCTGGTAATCTGCCAGGTATCGGCCCCTGATGCGTCATAATAGTAATTTAACTTATGTACATCTATTCCTTTAAGGAAAGCCGAGTCTAACCGACCCCCAAGGTTTATGAATCCATTAAACACACACGCTGTAGCACCGAAAGTCTTGCATATATCTTCGAGAACCTCAGCGGCGTTGAAGAAGTCCGGTGCGGCCTCTAGCTCTCTGGTGCGGTCAACCTGCTTCTTTGGCTTGTTAAAGGTGTCGGCACGGACCCTGATGTGATCAAATAAGGCGTCAAGCTCGTCATATCGATACTCTGTACCTTCGCTCTCTGTAGCAGGAAAAGGAAATCCGATATGTGTGAATACAGGTCTGTATGTTTCACTAACAACATTGTCTATGTAGTCCTTGTATCCAGGGAAAGCGGGGATCTTGGATTGAATCTCCCTCATATAGAAGGAGAGCTTCTTAAATCCAGTGTAAAACACTCCAGGGGAGTTCTCCCACTTAGCGCCCCTCAATGCAGCCAAGCCATCAGAGAAGGTTAGGTCAATGGTGTGATGCTCGTTCTCAACCCTAATTGACGTGGACTCGATCATAAGGTGACCCCACCACCAAGGCTTAGCATTCGTGCTATGGTTATCGAAGAATAGGCAGAACACACTGCCTTCGTTCAAGTCCAATAGGCTGTTCCAGGTAGCGAGCTGAGCGTCGTCTAGACGCGCTGTGAACTCCAGCGAGGAGCCCATGATAGCATTGCTGAATCTACCCTGATCGCCATCCCATTTAATTTTGATACCTGGGTCGAACAAGACGATCTCAGAGCTCGTGGCGCTAACGGTTCCGGTGTGATCACCGATGACCACCCGATATTTATTTTGAGCGGTACCGCTCGGAGCAGCGTCGCCCCTGCGAGCGAAGTACTTTGTATCAAAGAGGTAGTTTACAGCCATTATCCGAATGTACGGTCGATAGCGCGTGTACCGCGCTGGTTTGCTAACACTATATTGTTGCCACTGATAGAGCCCTCCACAACCATGCCTCCTTGCATGCTTTTATTGAAGAGGTTTCCGATGTCACTCGCTTGGGTGCCTCCAGAAGGTATGCCCAACCCTTGACCCAGGAACTGAGCGAAGTTGGTGTTTGCGGAACCTCCAGACATAAATGCGCCACCCGTCAGGATATTCAAAACCACGAACAAGGCGATGAGGGCTATGAGTTTGCCGATAAGAGCATAGAACATATTTAAGAAGCCGTCCTTTAGCACCTCGAAAAAGTCCTTACCATCTTTCGCGGCAGCTATAAAGGCATCCCCTATAAATGACGTCTGCTGCTGCACAAACGACATTATGCCTTGCATCTTTTCGTTCTCAATAACAAGCTTCTCCGTCGCTTCTATCTGACGCTGTATTCCATCTAGGGTCTGAGCCGTGCCATTTAATACATCCGGGTTATTGAAGGCTTCGAGATAAGCCTGCTTCAGGTTGCCCAGTCTTTGAATCTGGAAGTCTGTTAAACTTATGAACCCAGCGTCAAACTGTTGGTTAAGATCCGCGTCCTCTAGAGTAGCAGCAAAAGATTGCTGATCTGACTGAAGCTTTAACGCATCCCTATTCTCTAGGATTTTTCTTGTATTCTCATCTAGGAGCCCATTAGCCGACAATAGAGCTGCTTGAAAAGCCAGGAGATTATCCCTTTCAGCCAAAGCCCTGTTGTAAGCCTCAGTCCCCTCCGTCGCGCCAGCCAAAGCCAGCTCCGCAGCCTCAAGAAGGGTTGTTAGTTCGGATATGTCGAGTACACCGTCAGAGTCTCCTAAGTCGAAGGCATCACTCAACAAAGAACCCTTGCCCTCCAGCTTGTTGAACGCTACTTGTACGGCATCGAGTGCCGCAGTCATCTCTCTTTCGAGAAGGTCGTTGGTTTTTCTTAGATCAGCACCAAGCCCATCGAGTAACAGCCTCTGGTCTTCAAGCCCCAGGTCTATCTTGATATCGATAGCCTTGACCGCGTCGCCTAAGGCTAGAAGTTCGGCTTCTAGAGCCTTAATAGTAATGGCTAGACCTATGGTTCCGCTCTGGCCCTCTTTGAGGAAGAGTTCGTATCGCGCCCTGAGCCGCTGAATCTTCTCCCGTAGCTGAACACTCTTCTCGATGAGGTCGTCGTTAAGTAGGGCATCGAGTATTGTATCTCGCTCCGCACCAGCCGCGAGATTGTCTGCGATCTTCTTAGTCCGCTCCAAAGTCTTCACGAGCTTGTCTGCCGCCTCCTTATCAGAGATGAAAATTGCTGCTAGATCAAATCGCTCAAGGGCGATCTGCCCCGCAATGAAATCACCTAGTGCAGAGCTAGCACTCTTTAGAGCAGCGATTCGATTCTCTATTTCCCCGTCCTCAAACCCTAAGCCCACTTCAAAGTCATTAGTCTGTAAAACAGACTTTAGATCGAGCGCCGCATTAGACAACTGCGATATGGTGTCAGCAGCAGCCTTAATATTATTTTCAGAGAGACTAAATTCAGCGGCGACCTCCTTTAGCTTTTCTTTAAGCTTATTAAAAGCCTCAATAGCGTCAGCAGCATCATCCTCGCTATTGAAAAGATTCGCGTAGATATCAGAAAGCTTCTGAGCCTCCTCAGCCAGAGCTAAGTTCTCCTCATTCCTCTTATTGAGTTCTCTCTGAAACTTTTCTTGGAGGAGCTTGTTAGCGGCGATCTGAGCCTCTATCTCAGCAATTCTCTTTAGGGTGTTCTCGGTAGTTACGAGACTGTTGTAAAACTTATCTGAAGCCGCCACCGCCGCTTCATTGAAGCCGCCGAAGACCTTAGTCAACGTCAACAAGCTATCAATCGCGAACTGCAAGAATACTCCTACGTTCGTAAATAGGTTGCTAAAGAAGTTGCCAGAGGATTCTTGAACCCTAAGCATAGCCGCCTCTAGTTCAAGAGCGACACTCGCAAGCTTTGTTTTCTCAGCTTGAATCTGAGCAGGACTGAAAATTGAAAGATCTAGATCGTCAATGGCATCCTGTATATCCGCACCGATATTCCGATCATCTAGATCAAAGAACGCCTCCGCAATCTGTAGCTTTGAAAGCTCTCCCTGAAGCGCCTCTAGCCGCTTCTTCTCTAGCTCTATGTTAAATACAGGTACGCCGTTAATCTCGGCAGTCATGAGCCGCTCAGCCTCCTTTATAGACTTCTTTACCTCCTCTTGACTAATGAAGTTTTCAGCCTTTAACAGGCTAAGGTTCTGAGACTTTTGATTGAACTCCTGGATAGCCTTGTCGAATCCAGACGTATCAAACGAAGAAAAATCTTCAAGCTTACCACTAAGCTGACCAATAGCTTCGTTAAGCTTTTCGGAAGCGATTAGCTTTTCAGCCGCGTCAAGCCTGTCGTCTCCAGCAACCTTGTCCAGCTCCTCGTTCAAGACCTCCAACCTCTTAGTAAAGTCTTCTACGCTTTTTGAGGCTGCCTGATTTAGGGTTTCGGACAAGTCGGCGTTTGCGTCCTTCGCATCCTGTATAACGCCAACCGTAAGCCCTAGCTCTGCCCTAGCCGCGAGAAGTATGGTTACCAAAGCCGTTAGTGCCGCAACCACAGGGCCTATGCCGCTGGCATTAAACACAAACAGCAACACCGATCCAAGCGCGGTAAGTGCAACTGTAAGAAGCGGAACGATAGCCAAGAAAGTACCTAACGAAACGACGAGCCGCAAGGTGCCCTTATCAGTTTCTTCTAGGAACTTAGCAAAGTCAGACAGGGACTGAGCTACCGTTTCAAGGATGGGCCCAAAGGCGTTGCCTAGAGTAATACCGATCCCCTCTGTTGCCGCCGTAATACGCTTGAGAGAAAAGAACAGTCTCTCACTGAGGCCACTAGCCAAAGCCGCCGCAGCGCCATTGGAGTCTATGAGCTGTTGCTTGAGTACCTGGAACTCATCACCTAGCTCACTGATGACCGCTGCCGCAACACCAGCACGGTTGCGGAATATCTCAATGAGTTGATTGAAGTCTAGCTGCCCAGAAGTGAGGAGATCGAGCTCTTCACCCGTCACACCCATCTGCTTACCCAAGCGGATGAATACACCCTTGAGTCGAGTACCGGCAATACCACCCTTCTGACCCGCGTTGGCGAGCTGCCCCAGCAGGGCTACGGTGGTCACGAAATCGTTACCGGTGATGTTGGCTACGGAACCTACGTTCTTCATAGCCTGACCGAAGTTGTCGGTGCTAAGTGCCGTCTTCTGGAACGCCACAGCCATAACGTCGGCTACACGGGCCGCATCTAGATTCTCCCTAGAGAACTGACGCACAGCCTCTGCGATAGTAGTACCCGTCTTCACGAGCTCACCACCAAATACAGCCGATATCTTTGAAGACGCCTCTACTGAGCGAGCTACCTCTTCGGAGCTAAAGCCAAGCTTAGCCAACTCAAGCTGGAGGTTGGCTATCTCTGTGGCTGTAAAGACCGTCTCACGTCCCAAGCGCCTAGCCTGATCCGTTAGGTCCGATAGACCATCGCCACCCGTGACGGCTTCGAGCTGAGCTTGAAGTTGATCGAAGTCAGCGGCTACCTTGATAGCGGCTGCGCCGACGAGAGCGAAGGCTAATGAAAATGTACGAGAGAAACCCTGACCAAACGCAACAGCGTTGGCACGCATAGCCTTCAACTTCTTATCCACCAAGGACGCACTTGCCATGAAAGCAGTTACATCCAGAGTCATTACGGCAGACAGTCTGCTCAGCGTTGCTATACTCGCCATATCAGAATTTTTTCATTTTCTCCAGTAGGGCCTCTGCCTCTTCTTGAGACGAAACCTGTCCTTGATTACTATCCATCTTACTAAAGGGGTTGAAGTCGTCTGGAGAATACTTCTTTCCTTTGGCAGCATTCGCGTTGGCGAACAGAGCCATCATGGAAGAAGTCCTATCCCAGTCCCTTCTAAGCCTCCCTAAGTATCCGTGTCTGTACCAGATAAACTCCCTCATCGTCATGTTCCAGAATTGATCTGGAAGCAAACCGAAGTCGAGACCCGCCTCATACAGAGCTTCCCACGTTACCTCCTCCTCCTTTTCAGAGGAAGAGGATTTTAGTTTCCCGACTTCGCCTGGTCATCAGCGCCCAGAGCAGAGGACACGGCAGCCATCATCTCCTCTAGGGTGTCTGAATCATCCAGAGCCTGAGCGCACCAGACGTCAAATTCAGGGAGCTTGGCGTCCTTGCCTTTACGCAGGGCATCGTTCTTTACTCCGTAGTAGCAAAAAGCAGGTACTGCGGTGAGCGGATCTTCGCCCATCCAGTCCTGAAGTTTGTCAAGAGGAACTTTGAAATGCTGGCACATAAGACGCAGTGAGTTGAGCGTCAATACCGCATTGTACTTCTTCTTAGCGATCGTAAAGGTAAATTCTCCTCGTAGTTGGTTCATGTGTGGTTGTATTAAAGGTTAAAAGGACGGAGGCAACTACACCCCCGTCCCTTGAAAATTACACTACTTCGTAGATGTCGTCGACACCAGTAAGTGAGATAGAGTATGTGGCAATCTCGTCTACAGATCCCGTCAAGGTCACCGTGTCAACAAGGGCTTGTCCCGCGAACTCCACCTCGGAGCTAGCCTCACCGACAGACCACTTGACAACGACGTAGTCCTTGTCGATAGCCATCTTCATGATGTCGGTACCTGTGTCCGAGGTGTCCTGAATAAGACCATCAGCCGTGACGCTGAAAGTTTGAGTAGTCTCCTGGAGCATGCCGCCCGCCCCATCGCGAGCTACATTCTCTACAGCGTTGCTCACTTCGATGACGCTGTTGGTGGCAGCACCGGCCAGGACAAGAGTTTCAAGAGTACTCGCACTAGCAGCAACACCACGGAACTTATTGCTGTTGTTGATTTGAATCTTACCAGCAGTCATACCGGAATCAGTGTCCGTTGTTTGGATTTCTCGCTTGGAGGACGATCCTTCAAGGTAGTAGATGGCTACGCAGTTTGCATTGATTACAGCCATGATTTTTTAGATTTTTATGGAGCAATTAGCTCGCGTTAACGAATTTGTACAATTTACCATAGCCCCGAATCGTAGCCGAGTAGGTCTGGGTGGAGTCGAATGACCCCGAGATGTTCGCGCTCTCGATAATGCCCTGTCCAATGTAGACAGTATCATTTTCATCAGTGCCCGTGCCATCAGTTGTATCGAGCATGTACTTCACGATGACGTACTCGCCGGTGTTGCACATGTCAAAAATTTGGTTTCCTCTATTCACGCTAGTAGAAGATAGCGACTCATTGCTAACCAATCCGTCTACACTGATAGTCCAGGAGTTTGCTCCGATACTAGTGAAGGTAGAAGACTTGCACTGCTCGCCCTTGGCTACAACCTCATCGACAGACGTACTGAAGTCGAGGCTGGAGTTCGTGGCGGCATAAGCAAGCTCTAGCTTATCGGACTTGGTAGCGTGAGAACTACCGCTCACATCATGCAAGTACAAGTTGGGTCTACCCGTAGATCCGTCTTCGAGCCACTGGTCGCTGGCATTGACAGCGGCCCATAGGTGGTCGTTAGGAAGGTCCAGAGTATTGATAGCAGTTTGAGCTTGGCCAGTGTTAGCCGCTACCGCGATAGTGATCGGCGAGGTTTGGATGACGTCAGTCTGCCGAAGGATATAGACGCCCAGTTTATTTGCTGTAAGAAGTGCCATGTGTGTTCGTTATTATGTAGTTCCTGATGCGTCCCAGCGATACAACCCACCGTATCCGCGAATCGTAGCAGAGTATGTTTGAGTAGAGTCAAAAGAACCAGTGAGGTTTACGCTCTCCAAGATACCTTGACCCCAGTACTGTACCTGACTCTCAAGATTTGTTGTGCCATTGAGATTGGATACATCGTGAACGAAGCGCACGACAACGTACTTCTTATCGCGAGCGATATCAAGTAGTGAGCTGGCTCCATACTGACCTGCGGCCACAGAGTCCTGGACCAGTCCGTCGCAAGAGAGGGACCACGAGGAGGCGCCTACGGTAGTAAAGGTTTCCGACTCACACTGAACCCCCTTAGCTACAACCTCGTCGATAGAGCGACTGACATCGAGAGAGTTGTTGGTGGCGGCAGCGACGAGAGAGAAGTC